TGAGGATGATATAAAGATAAAAGTTTTTGTAAAACAGTCTTGTTTCTAGGAACAACAAGAGCTCCATTTCTAAAAACAACATGCTCTAATCTTTGTTCTCCAACCATTTCGTCTACAAAACAAGTTCTTTGGTTTGAAGTGTATTTTAGTTCTCTTTCATATCCTTTTTCTTCATCAAACCAGAAGATATTTGCTGATCTTATCATTTTACTTAAAGGTTTTTTACCTCCTTTTAAATAATAAATTCTATCTTTTATTTCCCAAGTATCTTTTTTATTTTTTGGTAATGGTTTTTCCATAACCGGTATTTCAACTTTTGTTTCTTTAGCTGCAGGTTCTTCAAAAAACTCTGCAACTGTTTTTTCTAATTGAGGTTCTTTTACCTCAACTTTTTTTGTTTTCTTTGCCATAATATAATATATAATAAAATTAATAAAAATAAAAGGCCGAGGCCGAAGCCCCGGTCTTTAATATAATAAATGCTTATTTCATTAACATGAAATTGTTAGCACCTTGTGTAACTAAACATCTTTCAGAAAGCATATGGATTTGCATTGCGTCAAGTGCAGTTGTAGCAGCACCAACCGAACCAGTAACCCAAGTTTTCATTTTTCTGTCGTCAGTTTGTGAAGCTCTGTAACGAACATGTAAAAATGGACGTTTCATATTGCTTCCTAGCTGTTGATCATAAACAGTTGAAGTTCCAGCAGGAACAATAACTCCTCTAATTGCACTAGAACCAGCAGCAGCATTAATACCACCTCTTGTTGCTAGATCATTTAAGTATCTAAAGTCAGACTTGTAAAAATCGTAAGATCCACGTCTGAAACCAGAAAAACCTAAGTTTAGCGCCATATCTTCAGAATTGTCAAACACTCCGTAAGAAGTACCACCAGCCCCATAAGAATTCATAGAAGCTAACATGTCATCCATTGCTAACGAAGTAGCTCTGTTTACAAACATCATGTTTTCTTCAATAGCACCTTGTTTGTCAAACTCAGCTAAGATAGCGTCAAATTCAGCTAAATCAGTAGCAGAGTTAACACCAGTAACACCTGAAGTTAAATTACCTCTATCTTCAATAGCAGCAAATAAACCTTCAGTACCAACGTTAGCACCAGTAGCGTAGTTTAAGTGAGCATCAACACCCATAGCAGCACCAGAACCACCAGCACCTAATGTATGAGCGTTGTCAGATCCAATTATACCCTCAAGCATTGACATTTCTAAGTGATCGTTAAAACGAGCTCTTGTATCAGCTTCAGCTTTTAAGTACCACAAGTAACCTGATTGACCTTCCTCAGAAGTTGTTTCAACCCAACCAATTCTAGAAGCGTCAGAACCTGAAACTTCGTAGTAATCTTTTAAAATAATTGGTTTGTTAGAAAAAGTTTTGAAAGAAGGTTCGTTAGCCTCGTGACTTGTAGATCCATCATAACTATCTCCTTTTGCATATTCAGAACCATAAACTAATACAGTTGTTCCTGAGTTAGCAGTAGCACCTGAAGTAGGAATTGTAGCGTTATCATACCCAGCAACAGTAATGTCTGCACCAACACCTGCAGTACCACCACCATCTGCTTTAGATACTACAATTGCTTTGTAAACCCCAGTAGAGTTAGCAATAATTACAGTGTCGTTTTTTCTAATACCGTGCTGCACTGTGATACCACCAGCAGCAAAGTTATTACCATCAATGTCCGACTGTATAGTAATAACATTGTTTGTATCTATGTTAGCTTTGTATGATAAATGTAATCTACCTTGTTCCGACCAAATAACTTGATCAGCAGTCATAGATTCTTCAGCTCCTATTTGTGAAAGAAACCCTGATATAGTCCTAGGACCAAATACCTCTGCTTCTTTTTCCATAAGATCTGGTAAATATTGTTGTGCCCAACCACCAGAACCATTAAGATCTAGATAGTTTGTTGATAATGTTTGTCGCCCCGAAGCCGGAACAACATTCAAATTTGGGCCATTTGTAATTGCCATAATTTATTTTTTTAAATTGTTATTTATTTTTATTTTTAATTTTAAACTTAAAATCATTAGCATCATCGCCTAGCACTTTGAACTTCATACCACCTGCTTCAATTTTTCCATGACTTTGTCTTGGATCCATATTAACATTTTTAGCTTTAGCAACACTATCTTTCATAGCATCTGCTTTTCCTTGTTCGTAAAAGTGTTTTGCAACAGCGTCTGCATTCATTGCTGTATATAGAGATTTATGATAACCCTTAGCGTCTGTTAAAGCATTTTTTTTATCCAAAAACTTTTTGGTAAAATTGCTTATGTCGCTTTGAGTATTTTTAACCTCTTCAGCATTGTTTACATTAAACCTGTATTTTTTATCACCGACGTTATATTCAAAACCTTTGAACTTGTCGTTAAAAACATTATTTGTTTTCTGCGTGAAAATATCAGAGTTTGTTTTAACTGTTTTTTGAGTTGCTTCTGACTCTTTGTTGTATCTATTAAAGAAATCTACAGCTTTTTGTTGCTCTGTTGTGAGTTTTGATCCAGCTTTGATATCTTCATAGTATTTGGACTTTTGCCCGTCCAAGTGGCTTTTAGCGTTGGCAACTTGCTCTTTTAACGCTAATTTTTTTCTTCTTATATCTCTTTCTTCGTCAACTTCTTCGTCGTAAGAGAATTGATCTTCCATAAGGAAGTTAATTTCTTCATTGTTTAAGTGAGGTTTTGTTTGCTTGTAATATTCATACAATAGATTTTGATCATCTAGTTTTGAATAATCTTGGTTAAGCTTTACATAGTCACTTAAATCACCACCAGTTTCTTCCATAAAGTCCATTAACTTTTGAATATTTTCTGGTATTGGCTTTCCAATTGCTTCTGCTTCTGCTACGGCTTCTTCTATTTGCTCTTCTGCTTCAGCAACTTCTTCTTCAGTAGAATCTTCAGTAATTTCTTCTAATACTGGAGTTTCTTGTGTTTCAGCTTCCGGCTGTACTTCTTTTTGTTTTTCTGTGGCATCGGCATCTTTAGGCTCTGCAACCACTCCGCTGTCGTCAGCGTTATCTTCTTTAGTTTCATTTTTTTCTGGTGTTGGTGGTTTACTTAGATCTACTTTTATAACACTGTCGTCGCCAGCAGATTCAAATTTACTTTCATCAACTTTAACCATGTTTTCATCACCTGGATCCTGTTGGTTCTGGGTAGTTTCTTCAACTACTTCTTCTAATTTTTCTTCCATAATATAATATAATAATAATTAATAATTCTAACTAGGGTCAAACGAACCTAAATCAAATCCTCCACCTAGTATATCATTACCTGCGGACTCAAAGTTTTTAGGTGGTTTTCCACTATTTCTTTGGTCAATCATTTCTGATTGCTGTGTAGCTTGTATCTTTGTTCTTTCGTCTTTTCTATCTTCTTTTTCTTTTTCTCTACTTTTCATACCATCTACTTCAACACCTTTAAGCTGCATGCTGTATTGAAATTCTAAAGCCATCAATTCTTTTTTATGCATTACTTCTTGTTGCATTTTTTGTGAATCAATTTGAGCTTTCATCTGTTCAAACTGAGCTTTACCTTGGTTTAATATTTGCTCTTTTTGCGTGTCTACCTGAGCAGCAGCTTGAGCAGCCTGAGCATTTGCCTGTGCTTGTGCTTGTATATTTTGTTGTTGTATTGCTTGATCTTTTTCGCCTTTCTTTTTTCTTCGTATTTTAAGAAGTTGATTTGCTAGTTTAATGTTTTTTATATCTCTTAAGTCAATAGCATCTTCAAGCTCTATAGTTTTTTGTTGTAAAGCCACTTGAATATTATTTTCTAATATAGCTTTTTCTTCTTCATCTGGCGTTAAATTTATAAATATACCAAAATCATAAAGATGTAAATCAGACATTTCTTTAAGCGTTGCTACATTGTGAACACCTATAGCTTGTATAAAAGCATCTTTTGTTGGTGAGTACTCAATAATATCTGATATTCTAAGTGACAAACACTCAGCAACTTCTGCTGTTAAAAATAATCCAGATTGAAGTATGTGTCTAGTAGCTGTGTTTGAATTTGCAGCAGCTAACTTTTGAACTCCTACTAAAGCATTTTTGTCTGGCATACTACCATCTCTAGCTTCGTTAAGACCAGTTGTATCTCTTATCATTTGTAAATAATAATTGTAATTACCAATAAGAGCTTGCATTTTATTACCACCAGATCCAGAAGTTATTTCTTGAATAGGCACTTTACCTGGATTCATATCTCCGTCTTGAGTAAATGATCTACCTATAACAGAACCAGTTTGAAAAAACATGTTTAAAGCTTCTTGTGGGTTGTAGTTGGTACCATTACCTAAATCAACTTCAGCTAAACCATCAGCGTCTAAATAAACACCATCTGGAACCATACGTGACATTACTTGTTGCAACTTTAAATGTGTAAGTTGTATCATATCAGCGAAACCTGTTATACGTTTTACTAATGAATCAATTTTACCATTATACATCCTAGGTGCTACAATAGAATAGTTCATCTTAACTTTAGTAAAGTCACTTTTAGGACGCATCATATTTTTAGACATTTCCCACTTAAGTAGTTTGTCTGTGCCAAGTATCATAGCCCCATCATAAAGTGTCTCTATAGATCTTAACATCCTACTAAAACCGCCTTCCATATCTTCAGGCGGATTAAATGAATCATCTTTAGGTATAATTTTTTCAGCACCAGTTCCAGTTTCTTTTACTTTATAAACTTCATTCATATAAGTTTTATAATTAAAATATAAAACTTGAATAGTGTTATTATCTTCTTTGTCTTCGCTATGCCTAGCGTTGTAGTTTGATCTATTATATGATTTGTTTTTCATTATATCTTCTAGATCGCTTTCTTTTAAATGAGGAAACTCTTTTGCTAATTCATTAACTGGAATAGTTTTAACTTCGCCTACGTAGTATATATCTTCAAAATAAGGTGACTCAGTATAAGAGTAAACCAAATTAGCTGGATCAACATAATCTACAACAACTCCTTCAGAAGTATTAAAAGAAGTTTTTACAGCACCTATACCTAAAACTGTAAGATCGTAATAAAATCTTTTCTTTATTAACTCATAATTACTACCTTCCATCAACACGCTTAACGCTTGTTCTTCTGCAATTTCAACAGCTTGTTTATATGTTAACTGCATGTGAAGTTCTAACTCTTCTTTTGTTTCAGGTAAAGTATCTTCGTCGTTTTCAGCTAAATTTATTCCAAAATTTTGTTTTGAAAATTCATTAAGCTCTTTTGTTCTCATGTCGGCTAACATAGAATTCATGTACTCTGTTCTTTTCGCCATACCAAAAGGATCTTGGGAAAAAGCTTTTATATCGTATGTTCTTTCGGCTATACCATTAACAACTATATCTACAAATTTAGAAATAATTGGAACTGGCTTCCAGTCTAAATTTAAATAGGACAAATCACCATTTATAGATAACTCATCCTTATATTTTTGTATAGATTGCTCACCTCTAGCGTACAATCTTAAATTATGAAAATCACTGTGATTTGATCTGTATCTATTATGGTTTCTATCTTCATTAAACCACTCTTGCTTTATAGCTTTACCTACTTTTAAACCATAATCATAACTTAGCTTTTCAGCATCACTTACAGTTTGGCTTGGAAAATAACTACTACCAGAATATGCCATATTTATTATTTGATTATTTGTGAATTATTTCCAGTATTACTATACTTAGAAACGTTTATATTTAGTTTTGGTTTTTCAACCCTTGAGTTTGGGGCATACAAGTGTCTATTGTTTGCCATTATAGCTAAACCAGAACTTATAGATGCGTCAAACTTTGTTCTTTTGTTTATATCAAACTTACTCCAATCGTTTAACAAATCATTAAAGTATAAATCACCATGAGTTCCATCTTGCTTTATACCTACGTGATCTTGTATATACATTTCTATTGCAGCGGCGTGAGCTTGTTTTATATCTTCGCTAGAATTTGGTATTCCACCTACTTCTTTTTCTGCTACAGATAACTTGTTCCATATTTTATCAGGTCTGTTCATGCTAAAACCTCTATAACCTCTACGCCTTAAATAATATAACAATCTAGGCTTATTGTTCTCTGCTAGTATTGGCATACCATAAAATACTAATGCCATTAATACATCTTCAAAAAATATTTCTGCCGTAGGTGGTCTTGATAAGTATTCTAAAAAAAAGCTATTCGCAGGAGCGTCCTCCATACTAAACCTGGTTAAGCCGTGTAATGCTCCTTTTGATCCTTCTCCATCTACGGTCCCTGATATATCATACGAGTCACAACCAAATGCTCCCATGTGTTCATTACCAGGATATTTTATACCATTTTTAAGAACCACTCTATTTTGTAATTGCTGAGGTGGAACCCAGCTAACTTTAAATCTACCTTTTTGATCTGGATAAAAAATAACTTGACTATCTTTAACTCCGTTTACCCATTGAAAATTACCTTGAGTAACTCCTAGCGTTCTAGACATCTCTTCGTTGTAATCTATCTGTTCGTATATTTTAACAAGATTAAATATACTGTTTTTAGTTTCATCTCTAAAAGCGTGCTCAGTAGTTCTTGGAAACTGTCGGTAAAATTCATTTAAAGCATCTTGATCTTCTTTTAAACCATCAACTTCGTTTTGCCAGTTATCTATTACACCTACATCTATTAGTTCACTATCTGGGGCGTAGACATCGCGGTCAGGAGTAGTGAAAACTGGAATTCCGTACTCGTCAATAAATCCTTCGTAGTTCCATTCCATTGGGATGAACAAAGAGTATAAACCAGACTTTGTTTGACCATTTCTATTTCTCTTAGTGACATCTGATGCATTGTATAATTTTTTAAAGTTATCGCCTCCTTTATCTAAAGCATTTGATGTTGAACCCATCATACACTTACCAACTATTCTACTACCTAATCTTAAACATGTTTTTGTAACTCTCCAGTTGTTTAATATATTATCAGGCCTTTCCCATTTACCACTTTCATCATGTACTAATAAGTTTAGTTTTTCACCGTCATAACTATTATCACCTGTATTTTTCCAATCAATAGTAGTATCTAAACCTTGTATATCTTCTAGCTTTTCATTAGCCGTAATCTTTTTTCTTGTAAACTTGCTAGCAGGTACACGATAAGCAAGTTCTGACTTTGGACGGTCCATACCATCTTGTACTGGTTTAAAAAAAAACGGATAGTTAATTGAGATAGGAACAACTTTATCTGTAAACATTTTTTTAGCATCAGCACCTGATTTAGATAGTATACCATATCTACTATCACTTGCAAGAGTGGCTAAGTTAACTGTTTCGGCGGATGACATAAAAGAAAACCCTGATCTTCTGTTCTTTAAGTAGCACATACCGTAACATCTTTTATCTGCTTTACAAGCTTCCCAAAATATAAAAAATAATCTATTTGCTTCTCTAAAATCAGGAGCGCCTACATCTATTTTACTCCATTGTAAATACATATAATGAGTTCCAGGTATCCAAGTTGCTTTACCATTATTAGTAAACCAAAAACCTTCTTCTCTTCTTTTAAACTCCTCGTCTATATAATCAAACCACTGTTCTTTTTGATCTTCAGGATATTCTCTCCAATCAAATATATTTTTTAAACGTTGTAATTCTTTAGGTTGCTCAAATTTTACCCATTTGTTTTTGGGGTGCACGTGCACGTTTTTTGGCTGCAAGGGTAAAGCAACTCGCAAGTTTTGAATTTCAACCACTTCGCCAATTTTTCCAGTTTTTGCAATAATAATAAGATCGAGTTCTTTATCATATCCATATTTCCATTTTTTAGATTTATTAAGACGACTAATAGTTGTCTTTTTAATAGGTTCTATTGTTTTAACTAAACTTTGCTCGTACATTACTTAGATCTACCTTCTGCAAATCCTCTAAAAGTTTTTTCCTTTGTATCTTTAGGTGTTTTACCCTCAAGCAAGTTTTCTTCTTCTTGGATTCTGTTAAGTATTTCAAATGCGTCAAATATAGCTAATTTTTTAGTAGCTGCCGCATTTTTAAGCCTATCTGCTGATATATCATCGTCTGAATCAACGATCGCCTCCTTAGCTACTTTAATCAGCTCTTCAACTGCTTTATGCCCAGCTTGGATTATATTCTTCTTCGTTTCCTTGATATTCATATTTAATTGTAATAAAATTAGATAAAACTCTATATAGTCTTTCGCCGTCAACGATAAACTCATATTGACTACTTGGTCTAAAACCAACTAAGTCATTAACCTCTACTGTACCGTCTGAATATTTAACAATACCTTGTAATGGTTTTTCAGATTCAATATTAAATTGATCTATTGCTTTTAAAGGTTTTACAAAACAATAACCTTTTGGAGCTATCCACTTATCTTTTCTTTTGTATAAAAATATTTGATCGTGGTTTATAAAATAAGTATTTTCGTTAAAATAAGCTTTGCTATTTTTTTCAATACCTTTTACATTATGCCATCTTCTAAAAACATTATGATGTACTATGACCTCGTCTTCTGGCTGTATGTTTGTATTACCAATTATAGGTATTGATTTAACTATAGCTGTTCTATTTACAAATTGATGGTTAAATATTTCGGTGTTTAATATTAAATCTACACCATCTATTTTTTTACTATTGTTATATCTTTCTCCTTTTGGCGTTACAACAAAGTTGTAAACACTTTTCATTAGTATTCTAGATTATACTCTACAGATACAGCCATGTTTTTATTAAAGTCTTTCCAAGGCAAAACATCTTTGTTTTTTTTAATATATATAGAATACTTTTCATCTTCCTCTAGTATATCACAAATAGTATGACCACCATATACTTCTTGCCCTACAGCATAGTGCATAGCGTCATTTTTATAATCTTTACCTACAGATATTTTACGAATCAGCTTGGCCATTTTCTTTTTTGTAATTTATAGTTCCTGATTGAATATCAACATCAAAAGTGCCATATTGTTTTTCAAATTCCGCTTGTAGTAATGTTAACTCGTCTCTATGCCCAGCAATACCATGCATAAGCTCGTGTTTTTTAACTTCTATAGAACCTATTTCTAATTGAGCTCTATTAATGCTATTTACTGTATTTTGAACTTTTTCTAACTGCTCTGCTGTAATTTTTTCAGGTTTTATACCCCTTAGTTCTTTAATTTTTGCGTTTGTTCCTTTTGCTCCCATTTTATTTAATTTAAGTTAATTTTAATATTTATATTTTACGATATATAATCTTGTGACCAAGTGTTTATTAAGCCTCTTTCATCGCTTGTTAACTGTCTATCCCAAACAGCAAGTTGTTTTAACTTACCTGTAAGGGTGTCTGAATTTGCTCTTCTTCCAAATTGTTCTATTACTAAGTCGTTTCCAGCGCTTGTTTCAGTATCAGCTTGCGCCGTGTTGTTTATAAATAATACCAAATTACCAGAAGCATCACAAGTTAACATTACAGATACAAAGTCATCATCGGTTAAAGCGCTATCAAGATCAAAAGTTCTTGCTTGGTTAGAAGCTTTAACTGTAAACGTATCAGCAGCATCATGTCTAAAAAAGTTAGCACTATCGTCTGGATCACCAAACAAAGCTTGTTGAGCACCATTCCAGTCTGTAGCCGTGTATATACCCATTATAGTCCAACCGCCGTCACTAGTGTCTAATGTTAATTCTACATCAGACCCTGAAGAAGCAGCATCTTTAAGTTCAAAGGCGTTAGAACCACCAGTTCCTACGCCATTTACACCTGCTGGAGTTCCTGCAATTAAAGCAGTTTGGCCGCTAACAGATGGTATTGCAAACAAATCACCTCCTGAAAAATGAGCAGCTTGCCAAACCGTAACGGCCCCTCTATCTGAGGTAACATTTTGCTCGGAGTCAAACCAAAAAACTATATTATCTATACTTGTAGGCGCGAATGGTAATTCTTGAGTAACACCAACGTGCGATATACTATTTCCTAAGCCTAACACTATTCTCCGTAATAAACAATTATACCGTGGGTATAATCAGATCCTTGTAAAGATATGTTTGTCCATCTACCATATATAGTTAATCCTGCTGGAAAACTAACAGCAGTTCCAACAGCAACACTTAACGCTTGGTTAAAACCACCAGCTAAACCATCACCACCATTAGCAGCAACTTGAGTTCCAGTTCCAAAATACGCGGTGTCTGCTGGGCCGTTGTCTACTGATGCGCTACCTGTTGAATATGTAGTGTCAGCTAGCAATTTGTCAAACAACATGTTTTCTAGCATTGTTATTGCAACAATAACTTTTCCTTTAGGTGCGAAAAAATCAGTAGCTACAGCTTTTAAATGCCCACTACCCATTTGTCCAAAACCATAAGCTACTTCTTGTGAATTTATTCCCATAATTTTATTTTTTTACTTTTTCAAATGATCTACCGCCAAAATAAGCGCCGATCACGGTTATTAATACTAATTGTAAAAGATCTATATAAGAATCTTTTACGTTAAATTTTATTGCACCTGCATCTATAAAAATTAACAGCATGGTGCATACTATTAAGAAAATCAATACCATAGGTCTAACATTTTTACTAAGCCATGAATCTGATTTTAAATCCGCTTCCCAACGAGATGTAATATTCTTCTCCATCTCTGTTTCATAATTACTTATAAGTTGCTTGATTTTAAGCTCTGCGGCAAGTTTTTCTTCTTTAGATGTATGTAAATTGTCTATAACTCCACCTACGCTCTTAACTAAATCAGCAGCTCCACCAGAAAATAGTTTACCTAACATATTATTTACTTTTTACTTTTTCAAACGAACTAATACCAAAACATCCAAGTGTTACCCACACAAATGAATTATATATTACTTCGTTAATTACTAGCTCCCCATCTACGAATATAAAACTAGTTGCAAGATCTGCTATGGCAAATAATACCATAACAACAAATGATGCAAACCCAACTACGTTTTTTTCGTTTATTTCGTTTTTATCTTTAAATAAGCTCCACATATTATCTTGTTCCGTTATTAGCATCATCTTCCCATGGAAAACCAGTGTCTCCGGCTTCTTTCCACATGCCATCAACTTTAATCATATCTTTACCATTAATAGTTTCTCTAGGAAAAACGTCGCCATTATAAGTTATACTATTATCATCATAAGCCAATTTACCTAACTTCATGTCTGTAGCATGTCTCATTTCATGATTTATTACCTGTCGATCTTCTTGGCTACCAGGTATTATGTTTTTGTTTATATATATAGTACCATCCATATTAGCTTCGCCAAGAACTTCTTCATCTAATGGTACTCTTATAACAGGTGTACCAGGTACAGAACCATACTCACCTGCTTGCTTACCAAAACGCATTTTTGTTTTGATTTCACCACCAACAGCGTAATTTCCTCTTTCTTTACCTAGTTTAAATCCCATTATCTATCTTTATCTTTTATCATATCATCTATAGCTTTATTGTAAACTTTATCTGTATATGATTTATTATTATAAAATACACTTCTTTCTGACGTAGGAATATCTTCTTCGCCTAAAAGTATTCTGTAAATTCTACTTATCATTTGAGAGCATTTCCACGAGGTTTTAAACACTGAGTACATAATAGTCGTTCTATTTCTATGTCTCCAAGTTTCTATCCAACCTTCTCTTTTTAATCTCTCCCATCTTGCTTTATCCCATGAGTATGTATAAACTCCGTTGATAAAATCGTTTCGTGTAAATCTTCTTTTACAATCTAAATAAATTAATAATTCTAAGTCTGCATCTTTTAACCCGTAAGTTTTACAGACCCACTTTCTAGTGAGCCTGTAATACTTAAGGATATTCATGTCACGCAGATCTTGCGCGGTTAACCTCAATATTAACCTTGTGCAATAGCTACAGCTGTAACATCTGTTGGGAACGTAGATGTAACTGTAACATCATTACCTTGTATACTGGTAGCACCGTTAGTCGTTACAACAGCGTCTGCTAATACAGTAAGTCCAGGGTTATGAGGATGAGCATTTGCAATTGATGCAATAGATGCACAAACCTCTTGTAGTTTACCTCTTGTACAGGTTAGCGATGCCTTTTGTGTTGCAACAGCACCATCATTTTTAAAATAAAGATCTAGAGTTGTAATAGCTGTTGGAACTACACCCGTGATAGCATCTACTGGTATTGCTATTGAAGCAGAAATATCATCATCGTTAATTTCATCAGTCACATCTCTAATATATAAATATTTTCTCATTGTTTTGTTTTTTTAAAGTTTATAATTTATTTAATATTACAGAAGAATAGGTGCTCCACCTATGTACTTAACATACACACCAACTTTTGGAGTACCTGTCATAGAACTTAAATCTTCTTTAGCTGTTACGTGTAAGAATGTTTCATCCGTACCTCTTTGAACATTTGCTAAAGTACCCATAGTGATTACGCTACCAAGTACTCCAGCAGCTGCGTCTAGATCTAGATCGTTGTCTGGAACAGATACGTTACCGGCAACATCTTCACCTACAATTTCAGTACCACCTGAAGCAGCGTCATCAGCTACAGCAGCATTATGTACTTCTAAAGCTAGTGCACCGTGATTAGTACCAGCTAATTCTACAGCTACTAAAGCAGCGTCTGTAATAATAGCTTGAGCTGGAAGTTTAACTGATAAAGAAGCAGCTACATCATTATCGTCAGCAGCCATTGGAGATACTACTTCAAAGTACTCATGTACGCCGTAACCAGCAGCACTACCACTTTGTACAACGATAGCAGCACAAGCCGAAATACTAGGATGTATATATACTGCAGACTGACCTAAATCAGCTAAAGCAGCTGTAGCAGAATCAGTTGTAGTAGCATCATCAGCAATAGTAATAAAACCATCACTATGAGGACCAGCGTTAATAGCCGCCGTGATAGTAGTCATAACTTCAAATATATCACCTTCAGTTACTGTTAAATCAACTCTATCACGAATTGTTTCAGCAGCACCATAAATAGCTCTTACAGGTTTAAAATATAAACTAAGAGTTGTGTCTCCTGTTGGATGCATAGCGCACAAGCTAGACGCAGGTACTAACAAAGACGCAGGATTTTCATTAGACGCGTTTGCAGACTGTAAGCCATCATTAGCCTCGTCTGTAACTTGTCTAAAATACAAAAATTTGTCAATTTTCATTTTTTTTGTTTTTTAATTATTAATTTGTTTTTGTTTTTGTTTGTTTATGGTTTGTGGGTTTTGGTTTGGGCTTAATCCACTAGAACAACGTCACCATCACGAATAACTCTATAAAGAGTATCTTTCCATGATATGTCGTGTCCAGCATGTTTATCGTAATATATCGTGTCACCATCTTTTAAACCTTCAACTAAATTACCACACGATATTATTTTTGCTTTTATGTAACGGTTATCTACATCAGTATCATCCGTCATTATAAGACCAGCAACCTTTTTAGGCTCTGTCTTTATTTTATCTACTATTATATATCTATTGATTGCTTTCATTATGTCTCATGTTTGAAATTACACAATCTGCAGATATAATCGTTGATACTACACTTACTGCATTTTTAAGTGCTGACTTAGTTACAAGTACAGGATCTATAATACCAGACTTAATCATGTCAACTGATTCACCAGTTACAACATCTACACCTAATCCTTTTTCTTCTCTTGGTGCTACTTGCTCTAGACCAGCGTTTGATAGTATAGTATGAAAAGGTGCTGTTATAGATTTCAGTAGTATCTCTTCACCGACGCAGTCGGTTGAAATTTTTTGAGATGCATTTAGTAGTGCAATACCACCACCAGGTACAATACCTTCTTTAAGTGCTGCTTTGGTAGCGTAAATAGCATCTTCTATTCTATCTTTCTTTTCTTTAAGCTCAACTTTAGAATCAGCACCTACTTTTACCATACCTACTGATCCTGACAACATAGCAAGCCTTTGCCTGTGTTTCTTTTGTATAAACGGGTTTTTCTCCCATTTATCTATAGTTTTGTTAATACTAGCTATTCTTTCTTCCATCTCATCTTCTGGAGTTTCTATAGTTAGCACTGTGTTTTTATCATTAGTTATAGCTGTGTAAGCTTGACCTAAACAATCTATATCTATAAGATCTAAATCATCACCTAGTTGTTCGTTGATTACCTTTGCACCAACAAGAAAAGCAAGGTCTGCTACAGTATCTTCTTTAGTAGGCCCAAAGCCTGGTAAGTCGATTATATTTACCTTTATATTACCTTTTACCTTGTTCATAAGAAGTGCAGCTTTAACTTGTTGGTCAACTGGAGCCACTATTAATAATGGTCGTTTAGTTTTTATAACATGTTCTAATACTGTTTGTATTTTTCTTATGTTTGGTATTTCTGAAGATACTATTAATACTAATGGGTTATCAAGCTCAGCTATCTGCTTGTCCTTATCAGTAACAAAATGTGGAGATGTGAGTCCTGAATCTATTTGTACACCATC